CTCTACGAATTCTGCCACTTGTGGGTATCGCAAGGTAAAACCGATACCAGAGGAATCGAAGAAAGTTTTCTTAGATATAGAGAAAACTGTAGCAATCCGTAAAGGTTCTATAGTAAGAGTACCCGAAGTTTTAGGTGGTAAACCACTAGAAGGTCGGGTTCTTTTTGTAGGTGACACTCCAAACAGAGGCCTAGATGGCAGAAAGTTATCTACATACTTTACAGTATGCTATAACGAAGAAACACTTGGAGGTCTATTAGTTTATGACCATGAGTGGCATAAAATAGATGTAATTAGGTATTAAGTATGTACACAGTATACGGAAAAAATGAATGTCCTGCTTGTTTCAAGGTAAAAATGTGTCTTGACTTGCTAGGAAAAGAGTATGAATATAAAGAATTAAATAAAGATTTTACAGTAGAGGAGTTTGAAGAAAAGTTCCCGAACGTTCTTACCTTACCACAAGTAGTTCTTGATGGTAAAACTTTAGGTAACGCCAATGAAACCTTAAAATACTTGAAAGAACATAGGCTAAACTAATGTCATTTTCAGATATGGACATAAATAAAGGCGTAGAACTTATACTCAAAGGAGATAAAAGAAAGCCTTCTAAACAAACACCTCAAAAGTTCTTTGATATCAAACTATCCTTATTTGGCAGGGAGTTTAGATTATCTCTGGACATCAAAAAGAAAACCAACAATTAGGAGATCGACATGGAAACTACAGTACTTCTTGTCATATTCAGTATACTATGCTTTACATTCTTGATATTAGGTGGTATAATTGGATGGTTAGCCCAACAGAATAATTACGTCAATATGCATAATCAAGGTATAACACACCCTGAGATGTATGATGAAAACGGTAATTTAATTGCCGATGAAATAGTAGCCTTGAGGTTTGAAAACAATGACAACAGCGAAGAAGACGACGAAGACTAGATCTACGTCAACTAGGAAGAAATCTACTACTCGTAGAAAAACTACTGCCACTAAACCAAGGACAGTATCAGTTAAAAAGAAAGAACTGCCTGCTAATCCTATGGTTCATGAACTATTGGAAGCAGTTGATGCTGAGAGAGTTAAAGCAAAGAAGTTAGAGATACTCCGCACTCATGGAGAAGATTCATTCAAGATGACTATGATATGGAATTTTGATGAGTCCGTAGTTTCTATGCTACCAGAAGGTAGTGTTCCATATCAACCTGTAGAGAGTGATGTTCAAGCAAATAGAGAGAAAGGTCTTCCACAGAGGAGCACTATTCGTAATTCTGCAAGACAGTTCTATCGTTTTGTAAAAGGTGGCGACGATCAACTTAACAAAATTAAGAGAGAGTCAATCTTTATTAATATTCTTGAGACACTGCCACCACCAGAGGCTGAGATTCTTGTTCTTGTAAAAGACAAGGCACTGAATACAAAGTATAACATCACTAAGGAATTAGTGGCGGAAGCTTATCCAGAAATTACATGGGGGAATAGATCCTAATGGTAAAAGTAATTCATGAAAAGTGTGATCCTAAATTAGCAGAAGATAGGAAGTTACCTTACACAGCATATCTTATCGAGTATGTTGATAAGGAAAATGGGGAAGATAAAGTCTTCTATGATATCACATTATGTCAGAAACAAACAGAGATGTTTGATTATTACTATGACAAATATAAAACAGGCCTAAAAGGCTGGAAACAGACAATGGGTATCGTAAATCCTAAGTTATGGAATCCAGAGTCAGAGAAAAAATCTCCTGCTGGCAAACCATCACAAAGAAAACGTAAATGATTAATCCTATGAGTGTTGTGAAAAATGTAAGAACTTCTTATAGTAGATTCTTACAAAAAAATATCAAAGAGGTAGAAGTGCAGTTCGATAATGAAGAGCCTGCATGGATTCCTTATGATACCTTACTCGCTATGATGAACTTCGAGGGAGACATTTTAAATGGCTGAAGGTAAAGTTGAGATGAATGCTGAGGAGTATAAGAAACTCCTTAAGAAGTATAAGAAGACCAAGAAATATATGAAGTCTAATTTGTTCGCTGTAAAGACTATGGATGGCACAGAGAAATATGTGTCACAACTACTGAAAGAAGCAGAAGATGCTGAAAGTAATAGATGATTTACTAAAACCAGATGATTATGAAATCCTCCGCAAAACTTTGATGGAGGATTCTTCTTTTCAGTGGGAGTTTGCTAATGGTGTAAACACGCCTGGAGATGGTAATTACCAATTCTGCCATGTTTTCTATCATCAGTTTGAACCTAGAAGTCAGTTCTTTTACAATTTATTTCCTATCATCAATGAACTAGAACCAGTGTCAATCGTCAGGATAAAAGCTAATCTAAATATGAAAACACCCGAAAGGATTGAATATGAAATGCACAAAGATGTTGACGATTGTGTAACTGCCATCTATTATGTAAATAGTAATGATGGGTACACTCGATTTGAAGATGGTACGAAGGTTGACAGTATAGCTAATCGTATGGTAGTATTTAATTCAAATACCTTACATGCTGGTTGTACTCCTACTGATACACTTCGTAGGTGTGTGATTAACTTTAATTATTTTATTTGACATGGACAAGAACCACTTAAAACTTATTATAAAAAATTTAAAAACTGTTATTGAGGAGTTAGAAGCAGAAGTTTATTCTGATCCTACTGCTTATGTTAATGGTGGTGAACACCGTGTTACCTACGCAGATCAAGAAGAATTGTAATGGATGTAAAATTTGTAAGTATTACACCTGATGCAGAAAAGACTATGGCGTATATCGCCAGAGTATCTAACCCAAGCAATCAAGACAACGAAAAGTTTGCTGGACTATTAAAATACTGTATCAAACATAATCACTGGTCAGTATTTGAACAATCTAGTATGACTCTTGAAATTGAAACGACTCGTGCCATTGCAGCACAGATTCTACGACATAGATCATTTACTTTTCAAGAGTTTTCTCAGCGATATGCTGACAGTACAAAATTGGGAGAGATTCCTATCCCAGAACTCAGAAGACAAGATGAAAAGAATCGTCAAAATTCTACAAATGATCTTGATGAGTTTGTTAAACAAAAGTTGGAACTACAAATGAATACTTTGTTTAGCTCTGCGACTGCCTTGTATCAACAAATGTTAGAAGAAGGTGTTGCAAAGGAATGTGCCAGAATGGTTCTACCACTCTGTACACCCACAAGAATCTATATGACAGGTTCTTGTAGATCATGGATTCATTATATCGAACTGAGATCCGCTCATGGTACTCAGAAGGAACACATGGATATTGCACAAGCATGTAAAACTGTATTTGTAGAACAGTTTCCAATAGTTTCTGAAGCATTAGAATGGAGAAATGGTGTAGTTGAAATTCAAAAACAAATCAAAAAAGAACTTCACGGAGAAGAAACTTAATGGCAACATACCCTGTAGTCAACACAAAAACTGGTGAACAGAAAGAGGTTGTAATGAGTATCATGGAGTGGGACAAATGGAAAGATGATAATCCCGATTGGACAAGGGATTACTCAGATCCATCCACAGTTCCAGGCGTGGGAGAAGTTGGAGAGTGGAAAGACAAACTCGCCAACAAACATCCAGGCTGGAATGAGATTCTGAAAAAATCAGAGAAGTCAGCTGGAGTAAAGGGTCGTTTAGCCAACAGAGGTATTAATGTCAACTAAAAAAAGAAGGAATACTAACAAAACTGTAGGAGTTGGCATGACTGCCAAACAGATGCGTCGTAAAAGACCTATTAATAATGGTATGCTGGTGGATGTTGAACCCATCACAGATAACCAGAAAGTATTGTTTGATCACTATGCAAAAGGAAAGAACATGTTTGCGTATGGTGCTGCTGGTACAGGTAAAACATTTATCAGTTTATACTTAGCACTCAAAGATGTTCTAGATGAAATGACGCCATATGATAAGGTGTATATCGTCAGATCGTTAGTGTCTACAAGAGAGATTGGTTTCCTGCCTGGAGATCATGAGGATAAGTCATCACTCTACCAGATTCCATATAAGAATATGGTAAAGTATATGTTTGAGATGCCCTCAGACAATGACTTTGAAATGTTATACGGTAATCTGAAAGCACAAGAAACTATTTCATTCTGGAGCACATCATTTATCAGGGGAACAACACTTGATAATTGCATTGTGCTAGTAGATGAGATGCAAAACTTGAATTTTCATGAATTAGATAGTATAATAACAAGAGTAGGAGATAACTGTAAAATAATGTTTTGTGGTGACTCTACTCAAACGGATC